TGCTGGAGTAATGGAACCATTTGCTGCTACTTCTGATTTACTAAACAAACTTGCATCTAAACTTACTCCATTAATTTCCATCCTACGCCAAGCATTAGTCGGTAATCCGTGACCTTCAACCGCAAACCAAATTTGTGAATTAGTTCTTGGATTTCCTGTACTTATAGGAACATCTTGATATTGCCACATTAACGACATTACTCGTCGATATTCTACACCACCAGAACTACTTTTAAAAGGTAAATTAACTCTATCATAAATTTCAATAGTAGGGTTTAGTGAAAAATATATACCTGAAAAACCTTGACCAAATAACCTATTATAAATATTTAATACCAAATCTCCATTATCTCTTCTAATTTGGCTTGTGGTTCTTATTGCTTTAGCTAAAGGTGAAGAACTTCGACCTTGTGCAGGTAAACTAATAGTTGATTCAGTAAGATTAAAACGCATGGTAAAAGTTTGACCAGGAATAAGTGTTGTTCCTACAGTATAATCTTGTGTAGTAAGTGTAAGTGCTTCTCCTGGAAAAACTGAACTATTAACCGAAGCATCTACAACAGCATAAAATCTATTATAGTCTTCTCTACCAGATTGACCTGGTGTAAAAATTTGTTTTAAAGTGTGACTAGCCCCTTGCGTATTTGTAGTACCATTAGCCGTAGATGCTGTATTATAAGTTGCAGACGCTGTCCCAAAACTTCCTCCTGTTGGTGGCTGTCCGGTAAAAGGATCATTTGCTGAATTAGCTGCATCAGGTTGAGCACGATAATAATTTGGATAAGAGCTAGAATTAATTGTATAAAATAATTGACTAGGTGTAATACCAATAACAGTATTTGCGTAAGAAGAGTTGCTACCACCAGTAGTAAAGTTCGTAGTTTGTATTTCTTGCCAATTAGTGCCGTTGCCACCACTGCCTGTGGCAATTCCAGGTAAATTCAAAAGTCTAAAGTCAGTACTAAACCGTCCAAACATAGTACCAGGTACTAAACCTGCATTCAGTATAAAAAGATCCCCAGCACCATAACCAGCAAAGCCAACATTATCTGTTCCAGTACTACCATTATTACCATACTTTTGACCACCTATTTTAAAAGTAGATGAGAGTATCATTGGCTTTTCACTTTCATAGACTAAACGCCACGTGCCGTTGTCATTTACATAAGCTTCATCTATTTCGCGATTAGTGCCATTATCATTAACATTCAATGATTCGTTAACTTCGCGCCACGTACCATTGTCGTTTACATAAGTAGGCATTACGAATACTTATACCAAACATCCCCGTTGCTACCACCGGAAGGATCATTGGTTGATAGTGTTGCTTTGTATTGTTGGGTAGAACTATTCATAGTAAAAAAAGTTGCGTTATCCGCTGAGTTTTTAAACTGTACTGTATCTGCGCGTATTTTTAAAACACCTGTAGTATTTTGTATAGTACTATTGCTACCATCATGTGTTAAAGTTAAATCATTACTATCTCCAAGATTTAAATTATCACTATCTCCAAGAGATAAATTACCCGTTAGGGTGCCACCAGCTAGTGGTAGGCGAGCAGTTAATTGAGTTTGTATATCTGAGGTAACTCCGTCTAAGTGTTCAAACTCAGTATTACTTACTGAACCATCTGCTATCTTACTAGCGTCAGGTACCGGAGTATTATAACGCCTTGATTCATATGTTGCCATATTACTTCTCCGTTATTTTCCAGCCGTAGGTTGCTCCTGTGTATACTAAAGTAAAGCCGGCACCTTCGGTTGAAACTGTTCCGTTTGCGGTTGCTCCAAAAACTTTTAAACTATTTGGATTTAATGTTAGTGCATTGGTATCAAAATTATCTGCAATATCTAAAAATGAGATTTGATCACCAGTTGCTGGTGCTGCTGGTAAAGTTAAAGTTATTGCATTAGATGAAGTATTAACAAATATTTTTTCACCACTAAAAACATTATCCGTTGCTGTTGTAATTGTTCGCCAGCTTGATGAACTACTACCACCAGAATTTATTGTAAACCAATTAACACCGTTAGTGGCTAAAATAGCTTTACCACCTGGCGCAATAATCTCGGACGAATTACCACCTTCTAATTTAAACTGTATGGTACCTGAGCCGGTACCATCATTAATAACGATATAAATTCTATCGTATTGCGCACCATTTACTAATGGTTGTTGAATAATTTTTGCTGTAGTAAAAGTATGAAATCTAATCGCTGCTTGTCTAACTTCATTATTAGCTTGTGTTACCGGACCTTGCGCCGAAGCTAAAGTATAAGTACCACCTGCTGAACCTAAATTTTTATCATAAACTGCTGAAATTGCTTCGTCAAAAATATTAGTAAAGTTATTATTAGTAGTATCTCCCCAAGAGTTTGCTTGTTCTCCTGATCCAATAAGTTCCGTTCTTAATCTATTTGAATATGTTGATGCCATATTATGCTACCTTTTGTTCTGAGTTTATTGTCCCAGCTCCTGTTGTTGAAACTTCGGTCCAACTAGACCCTCCGCTTCCTGTTGTTGAAACTTCGGTCCACGAATTACCACCTGTAGTTGTATCATCAACGGCACTCCATGTAAAGACAGATAATGGATTTACTATCACAGGTATAAGCTCTCCTGTAAGAGGTATTACCGAAGAAAGAGTAATACTAACACTATTTACGCTTGTATTTAAACTCTGCCCTGCAATTATTGGAACAAGTTTTGGAGTTATACTATTTAGAGATAAGCTTGCGCTTACTCCGGATACAGCAACAGTAGAACTGGTTAAAGGTATAACTGTGCCAACTGCAGGTGTAATAGAATTACTTGCAATAGTTGGAGCAAGTTTTAAGGCAACTGTGCCAACAGATAAAGTAGAAGAAGTTCCTGTAACAGCGATAGTGTGACCTGTTGCTGGAACTACTGTACCGACTGCAGAAGTAAGAGAAGTACCTACAACAGTTTTAATAAGTTTTGTAGTAACTGCACCTAAAGTTACAGTAGAACTATTTCCTGTAATAGCAACATTGGCATTACCAACTAAAGATATATTATTTGTAGATAAAGTAGACGAAGTTCCGGTTACGGCAACATCAGCATTAGCAGACGTTGATACTGCACCTAAAGTTACAGTAGAACTATTTCCTGTTAATGTAACAAGCGCATTTGCTGTAAGGGCAACTGTTCCTAAGGTTGATGTAACAGCGTTGCCTGTTAATGCAATTGTTATTCCAGAACTAATAGCTGTTGTACCTACCGCCGAAGTTATAGCGTTACCTGTAACAGTAATAGTGTTGCCTGCTGATAAAGTTGTTGTACCTACCGCCGAAGTTATAGCATTACCTGTTGTAGCTAGTTCTAGTTTAGGTGTTACTGAACCTACTGCTGAAGTTACAGCATTACCTGTTACTGCAATACCGTGTCCTGCTGATGGAACAACTGAACCTACTGCTGAAGTTACAGCATTACTTGCTATAGTTGGTGCAAGTTTAGTTGTTAATGTTCCTGTATTTGAAGTTAAATCAAAACCACTTACAAAGTGAGTTTTTTGTACTGTATAAGAATTGCTAAGAGTAAGATTTAATGAAACACCTGTTAAAGTAATAGTAGCATTATCTCCCACAACAGTTTGTGCAGAAAAAGGTGCGGTAGCAAAAGGCGCTATACCGAAAGTCATTAGTTATCCTCTAAGTCTTTTACTCGAAGCTCTAATTCTTTAATAGCCTCTATTAAGAGTGGTACAAGTTTTTCATACCATACAGTAATATAGGGTTCACCAATAGGTGCACCAGTTACTGCTTCAGGTAAAACTCGTTCTACTTCTTGAGCTATTACCCCTACTTGTCTACGGTCGTTGTCATAACCTAAAGATTTAGCTAGATCATTTTCTTTAAAATAAACACCTCTTAGTTTTTTTACTTTGTCTAAAGCAGTGTCAATTGAACCATAAATATTTTTTAAACGCTCATCGGAATAGTATGCTGTGATGTTATTGGTTGCTCGGATTTCTCCCGTGGTTCCTGATCCTGCTGTACCCACACCTAAACTATTTACTTGTGCATTTGAGTTTGTACTAAAGCCACCGGTTGGTCCAGTTGGTCCGGTAGGTCCAGTGCCACCATTATTACCTGAAGGTCCAGTTGGTCCGGTAGGTCCTGTTCCACCTGAAGGTCCCGGAGGTCCATCGGGGCCGGTAGGGCCTGTTCCACCACCTGGTCCGGTAGGGCCTGTCGGTCCTGTTCCACCACCTGGTCCCGGAGGTCCATCGGGTCCATCGGGTCCTGTCGGTCCTGTTCCACCACCTGGTCCGGTAGGTCCGGTAGGGCCGTTAGGTCCAGTAGGTCCTGTCGGTCCGGCTGGTATAGTAAATGCAAAAACTTTTGCTGTATCAGGTCCAGATGCAGTTACTGCAATAGGTGCGCCTGTAGCAATAGTGGGAGTTCCAAATCCGGCTGCTGTTCCTGTTGGTCCTGTTGGTCCTGTGCCGCCACCCGGTCCTGTAGGTCCATCGGGTCCTGTTGGTCCGGTAGGTCCGGTAGGACCTGTTGGTCCGGTAGCACCAGCTGGTATAGTAAATGCAAAAACTTTTGCTGTGTCAGGCCCAGATGCAGTCACTGCAATAGGAGAACCTGTAGCAATAGTTGGTGTACCAAAACCTGCGGCAGCACCACCTGGTCCAGTAGGGCCGTTAGGTCCGGTAGGGCCGTTAGGTCCGTTAGGTCCAGTAGGTCCAGTAGGTCCATCGGGTCCATCAGGTCCATCAGGTCCTGTCGGTCCAGTAGGGCCTGTCGGTCCTGTCGGTCCAGTAGGGCCTTGTAAGGCTAAATTTGTAATAGTTGATTTTTCCCATGCAGAAGCAGTTACATCATAATAAGGAACTAAATCAGAAGCCGCTGCGTCTGTTCCAGTTGAAAATGCTGTAAGAGCAGTACCAACATTTGCAGCATCAGTTACATCTGCACTAGCTTCTATCCCGTCTAGTTTAGTTCCGTCTGTTGCAACGTCACGACCATCAAATGTACTGTTAGTTGTAATAGCACCTGTCATTGCTCCACCAGCTCTAGGTAAAGCTGCATTGGCTGTAGTTGTTGTAGAACTTAATACTGAATCTCTTGCTGAAACATCTACACCATCAACAGTAGAAGAAGTTGTGATAGCATTATTACCCATAGCAATTGCACCAGTCATAGTGCCACCAGCTTTAGGTAAAGCGGCGTTAGCTGTATTAGTGGTAGTTGTTAAAACCCCATCTCTACTTTGTATATCAATACCATCAACTGTGCCGGCAACTGTTACATTACCACTTGCATCCTCAAACACTGCTTTAGCAGCAGGTTGGGTACAGAATACGCTTTTATCACCTGCAGAAAAGTTAACAGCATTATTACTATTAGAACTAGAAAGAATAGTTGTACGTGAAAGTGTGTCAGGAGTTGCATCAGTAACAGTACCAATACCTACTTCAAATTCAGCTCCGCCATCAAGCTCAATACAGTAATACGTTGTATTACTGTTACCAATACCGGCAACAAAAGTCTTAAAGCCTTGAACGGCTCCACCGAGATTTATTGTACCCGTACCTGTGCTAGTAGTAGTCTCTTTGACTCTATCATTAAGAACAAGGGCCATTTAAAGTCCTTATCCTAATCTGATGATCTCTGATCCACCACCCGCTGTTGGGAATTGAATTTCAAATGTTCCGTTTGAAGCTGTAAAGTCACCACCGAACGCTAACACAACAACAGCATCATTAGTTGGGCCACTACCATCTTGTCTGTAAATTAATGCACCATTCGCAGTGAATGAAGCATTAGCAAAACTAACATTATCAAAATCAACAAAAGCAGTAGTAGAACTTTGACCACCAGTTACTGATGGATTACCACAAACTTTTCCACCTGCTGTATAAGCAGAGCCGGAAGTGTTAGTTATTTCGTTAGTTGTTACATATTTTAGAGTAGTTGCACCCATAGTTGCTGAAGAAGTATAAAGCGCAATATAGTAAGTTGCACCACCATCGAAATCGTGATTACCTTTTAACAGTTCTTGTTTAAAAACATTTGCTACTGCTTGTGATATTGCCATAATTTTCTCCTATTAAGGGTTATTAGATGGTATTGGAATACGTAAACTACCATCCCTATACTCATCTCTTCTTTTTTTACCAAGTTGTTCTTGAGCAATTTCTTGAATGGCTTCTTGAAAAGAAGCTTCATAAACTTGCTGATCATTTGGGGCTTTTAAAAATTTAAAAGTTTCCACCAAGCAGGCATATAATAAAGCACGTTCAGCATTAACACTAATCCATGTAGAAGCATTACTAGAACTTAAGCCTGTTGGTTTCACAGTAATACCTATTTCAAACTTATACACTGCATTTGGCGTTGGCGCAATAGCTATTTGCCCCATATCCCAAGTGGAGTAATACCTTGGTTTAGCCGCGGACCCCGTTTCTGGAGTAGGGTAATATTCGTTTAAAAAATCTACATCAACACGAACCAATTCATGACGTTCCTTGGTCCCCGAATCGGTGTACAAGGTTACATATCTAATAGTAGCGATATCACTAATAGTTGGTTTAGTAGGATCACTTGAACTGTATCCTGGTAATAATACAAATCTGTTATTAGCCGCTGTATTACCATTTACATATTCTTTAAAACAATCAAGTTCTACGGTTCTAAATATTCTATCCTCTGCATGTGCTATTATATCATTGATAATAACGTCTGTAACAACCGCCGCATCGGTCTCACAATAGTCTAATATCTGTTGTTTTAGTTCTGTATATGTGGTCATGTTGATATTTTAGTAATAGACATATTACGTCCTCCAAAGTTTTTTATACCACCACTTTCCCAATATTTAAAGCCTTTACCACCCGCAGCTTCAAACTGATCTATGTAAGTAGTTCTGTCGTCAATTAATAATTTGTTGGCACCACCAAAGGGTCCTTTATCAAAGTTAGTTGCAAAGTCCATACTTACCGGAGCTCGCGCGCCTGTATATCTTGCATTAATCCAAGCTGTTTTTACAGCGTTATAAGTAGGTCCGGTAGATAAAACTGCCCAGCTGCCATTTTTAGAAATTACTAAATCAACTAAAGCATCTGCTTCAGCACGTTTTCCAAGGTTTGCAAAATCAATTGCACCTTGCTGTAGTGATTGAATTTCTATAGCAGGTGTTAGGTTATACCAGTCTTGTCCAAAAGGTAATAAACCAACTGAATTAGCATAAGTAGCAATAGCTTGATAATATTCTGTTAAAACTCCATCCATATCTACATAAACAGTTGTAGTACCGGAAATAGCGTTTGCATTTAACCAAGCAGTAATTTGATCATTAGGATTAAAATCAAAAGTATTTGATGTTACTGCTGTAATTGTGTGACCAGCAGCGATATCAATATCAGTATCTTCTAAGTGAGATACTTCTGGGTATTGAGGAAAGAAAGATACAGATCCGTCTATTCTAATAACATCACCTACTTTATAACCGTGTCCTGGTAGAGTAACTGTAATTATTTCACTATCAGTTGGACCTGCTTGTAAAGCGTTATTAGTTAATACTAGTGGTACTGGTGGCTCTACTCTATCTGGTCGAGCAAATTGTAAAGAAATTCTATCACCTCTATGTATTCTAGAAATTAACTGTGGGTGTTTAGGTTCAAACTCTGTGTAATGTACTCTAGAGCCATTCCATTCTGTAACCATTTCCTTATACGGAAAAGCTAGACCACTTCTGTCTGAGATAGCTAATGCATTTTTACCTGTAGAAAAACTAGACATTTGGATAATAATTCTGTGGAGTTATATGAGTACTTGTTGAAGAGCCATCCTCAATTAAAGCTCTATTTAATTCATCTTCATATAGCATTTTTAATTGTTGAACTAAATCAGGTCGATCTTTTTGTGCTAAATAATAAGCCAAACCAGCAGACATACAAGGAACAAAACGATAAGGAACATCAGCAGTATTGCTATATCCGCCCACATCTTGAATTCTTTTAGTAAAAAAAATATTTGCAAAATTAGCAGCGGCAGTTGAATCAGGAACAGGATAAATCGTAAGGGTGATATTATCAATAAATCTTTGTACATAATATTGTGATGGCTGACTTTTTGTTAATTTATTAGAATAAGATTGGTAAGTACTTCTGTCAACTTTAGTTAAACTATTATCTGATTGACTAGTAGTACCCTTGTTAGTTCTATAAGTTGCTTCTAATATATCATCCAAACCATATAAATTTACGGGATCAGTTACTGCACTGGTACCATCAGCAGTAGATCTAAAAAATTTATATTCTGCTTGGCCTTCAACTAAATCTATATTAGCTTGTCCTATTTCCCAATAGTGCAAACCTCTATTAGCCCATTCTTGAAACATTATGTTTAAAGAACGTCTTGCTGATTTTAATTGATAACCACTAATGCTATTAAGACCTATTCTATTGTAGGCTTCCTCAATAATATCATCGATTAAAAACCCACTTTCAAAAGTAGATGTACCGGATGATGTCATTGAACCTCCTAGTTAAATGTTACAGTAACGCCTGGAGTAGCTGTTAAATCTAAAAACACACCTGTCTTAAATCTTATACCACTTCCAGGAACAAAAACACTTAGTCCCTCTGTACCAAATTTAAAAGTGTGCGCTGTTCCTGCCGCAGAAGTTCCGTCGTATAACACAACAGTTGAAC